CGTATCCGAGATCCCAAGCGGAGAACTTTTCCTCTCTCGGCGCCTTTCCCTGATCGAGCCACTGGTGACACCAGTAGCAGCCCGGCAAGGTGTAGATGTGATCCGCTTTCTTGGCGCCGCCTTTACCATGCTTGCTCTGGTTGCTGTGGCAGGGCACAACGATGTCAGGTGAGGCATCGCCCCCGCAGATCACGCGCAGATAGCATTGCTCGCCGCGGCAGGCCGCTAGATATTTCGAGCCGTCGGCTACGGTCGGCTTCTTCATGCGTCGGCGCAGCGTCGTCTTTCGATCGGCCAGCGCGAACGGCTTCGGCTCGGGGCGCTTGAAGCCGGTGCGCTTCATCGGGGCGGATCGCTTCACCGGGCGCCGCCCCATGTGAGTTGCAGGAACGGATTCGCCGAGCCCCTGCGCGCGTTATCGCGCATGCGCATGACGCCTCGCATCTTCTCCCGGTAGCGCCGCTCGATCGACGCCGATTCGAATACAGGCTTCGGCGTGTCCTTGCGCTTGCCGACCGCCCATATGGCTGCCTCGCGCCCCTTGACGCCAACTTTGCGCTGCCAGTCCTTCACGTAAATGCTGGCGCCGTGCATCTTGCCGCTGTGATACTTGACGGCGCCGTATGTCACGCCGATCTCTTCGGCTGCTTCCTGGCACGTCATCGGGCGAGTCTTGAGCGCTTCCAGTAAGCGCTGCGGTACGGTGGTGGGTCTCATGCTGCAATACTCAATTGGGCGCGCAAGTGCGGCGCATTGGAAAGAAAAACCGCCTTAGCAAACCCGCGTGGCGTGGCGCTTCGAAAGTTCGCGCGCTCGTCACCAGGGGGCGCCTTGTGGATTCGGTCGTCAGGCGCGCCGGCAGCCGCATCCTTGAATGGCTCGGGCATGACAAACCCGTTGCCAGTCCAAAGGCAGGTCAACTTCGTGTAGTTGTCGGCCGGCTCATGCCCGGTGAAGTCGTGCGGGTGGAATGTGTGGTCCGGCTTGCCGAAGATCTTCGAAAATGCGCTGACAGGGTTCTCGAAGAGGTAGGGCGCACCAGAGATTCCTCCAATCGTCCGGCACTCCGCAGCGATAACTGCGGCTTTCGCCTGAAAGTACGGATCTTTCTCGCGCTTCGCTTCCCACCAGCGCGCGCCGCTCACGGCCACATCGGTGCAGGGAGGGAAGCCGGCGACGAAAACAATGCTGCTGTGCTTCATGATCCGGCCGAGCGCATAAAGTGCTTTGTCGACCGTTGTCCCGATCTTGGTGATGCGCCCCTCGCGGTGGACGCCTGGCGCGTGCTGCGGATCGACGAGAACTGCGTCATACCCGGCTGCGACCCAAGGCTCTGCCATATTGCCGGTCACATCACACAGAAAAATGCAGGTTCCGTTGCTCATGCCGCGATCCCCTCATATCCCGGATCTGCTGCGATCCGAATGTCGTTGTCTGCCGCCCATGCGAGCGTGTATTCGATCAGGCTGTTAAGCCGCTTGACGCCCATCTGCGCCGAACTCTCTCGGATGTTGCAGAACTCGCCCTCAAGGCCGGGAATCATGTCCGACCCGAGCCCGGTCGCAACCGCGTGTCCGCTGATGAAAAGCGTTTTCCATTGCGTCGGGCTCAGTCGCCGGCCGTGAAACTCGGCTTGCTTCGCGATCTGCGAGAACAGGCTGTGGAGTAGGGCGTTCTGGCGGACGGTGCGCGTTGGCTCCCGCAGCACGAGCACGTGACCGTCGGGGCGGCTGTGTACCGCGTCGGCTGCCAGACGTCGGTTCGTGCGATTGAGAAAGATCGTGACCTTATCCATGTCACGCCCTCGCGATCATTACAGTGCATTGGCCGCCCTTGACGATCGGCCCGCGCGTCACGAACAGTTCGTCGATCTGCTCGTCGTCGTCGAACACGCCCGCATGTTCCAGCGCGTCATTGAGCGCCTTGAGGCGGTTGTCGAGGTCTGACGCCCGTCGATCGCGCATGGACAGCTTGACGGCCATGAACAGGCGCGAGGAACCGAACTTGATCGCGTTGTGCTCGGCGACGATCTCAGCGACGCGCTGTCGGAAGGTCTTGCCGGCTGCGGTTATAAACATCCCGCGCGGGCACTTCCGCCAGTAATTATTGATAGATGGGGGGAGGGGCAAGGTCAGGAATTGCGCCTCGCCAGATAACTCGTTTTGGCCTGTCATGCTTTCTTGTCGCTTTTTAGGTACTTCCAGATTTCCGTCTTGGCCCGTTCTGCCGCCTGATCGCCGGCCTTCTTCCGCACTCGCTCGATGATCGCCTTCGCCGCCCCGTATTCGCCTCGCCGTCCGTCCCGTACCGCAGCCATGAACGAGGCGAGCGCTTCGGCTTGCGTCAGCACCAGCACACCGCGCTGAGATTCACGCTGCGCCGGAAGAACCATGCGCCACCCTCGACGCGGCTGTATTCGGTGTAGCTGGCTAAGTGAGGCAGGATGACGGTGTGCATGGCGGGCTCGGTTAGCGAATATCGAGACGTTGGCCGCGCACTAGGCGGCAGCCGGGGACATCGAAGCCGTCTTTCAGAGCGGCCGCGATCAGCTTCTTGTCGGGCGTCGGCTCGGGCGGAAGCGGCTCCGTCTTGTAGCTCTCCGGGATCAGCGCTTCGTCGTCGATCGCCACGCTCGGCGGATTCAGGGCGATCTTGATCTTGAAGAACGGCGTGTCGATCTTGTCGCGGCCCGCCAGTTGCAGCCCGTCGAGCAGGTACTTGCGGATGCGTGCAGCGCGATTTTCCATCGCCTTCGCGCGCTCGGTCATCGCCTTTGCGTGCTCTTTGATCTGCTCGGCCGTCGCTTCCAAATTTCGGCACACAAAAGCCGTATTCAGCGCCTTCGATTCCAGATCGCCGCTGATCGCTTCGAGCGTGTCGGAGAACGTCTGCTCGTCCAATTCCAGGTCGACCAGCTTCGCGGCATCGGCGCGGTACTCGCTGGCAATCTCGAACAAATTCATCGCGGCTCCTTCGTTGTTATGTGACACCGTTTCGGCATCGGTTCGTCAATAATAGCGCGAAACGATGCCGTTATAGGCTCGTTTATTGATAAATTTTCGCAATGATTTTCCGGGTACGATTGAGTTCTTCTTGCTCGCGCAGATCGAGAATCAGGCGCAGCGCGTCGCGGCGCATGGTGCTCTCTGCGATGTCGATCTCTGCCTGGCGGATCTGCTCACGGATGATGTCGAGCGGAACCTGAGTAACGGGAACGTGTTCGAATGCTTGTGCGCGAGCTGCAGCGCTGTCGATTTCTGCGAATAACTTGTTCATTTTGATTTCTCCTTCAATCCGCGCCATTCGAATCCGCCCGCGTGCTTCGCTGCATCGCTCGGCGTTTCACAGTGCTCAAATGCTGCGATCGGCGTCTGATCCGACAGCCCCCAATGCTCGCCGGTCCAGCAGCTAAACCATCGCACCAGTTTCCCGTTTTCCTTTACGCGCACCTCGTAGACCCCTTGATGAACGGGCTTAACGTCGCGCGGGAACCACTCGCTGAATGCTTGCATGCCTTCCCCTTGGTGCGCCGCCAGCTCGGGCCAGCGGCGCGGTCGTTGTTTTAGAACGGGATGTCATCCTCGAATTGATCGCCGGCCGGTGCCGGGACATACGACTGCTGCGCCGCCAGCTTCTTCAGCGGCCGATCCCGCAGGGCGGCGACCAGCAAAGCCAGCTTTTGCGGCGACGTCTTGCGATCGAGGATTTCAGCTGCTGTCAGTTCGGTGTCTGCCTGGAACACTGCATTCAGGCGAGCGCTCCAACCGGTGCCGCTGCCGTCGCGCTTCTCGTATTCCTCCATTGCGAGCAAGACGCCAATCGGCTTGTTGAGCAGTTCCGGAAACTGCGTGAGCGTCTTGTTGACGTTCGCGCCGGCATCGCGGTCCCAAACCATCGAGGCGACCTGCGCCGGCTTGATGTCCTTGATTCCGAGGCAGGTCATGATTGCCATGAGCGTGCCGTAGTCGCCGAGCTTTTCGCCGTCTTTCTTGATCGTGTAAATCGAGAAGTTCGACTTCTGGCCGTCGACCGTTTCGAACGT